TTATCTCACCTTAGTAAAGGTAAGGTTACCTCTTATTTCTAAAATGTTTCCTTTTTTCAAACTATATGATTTTAACTCATCAGCTTTTTTCTTATCGCTTAGAGCAGGAAGTAAGCTCTCATGTTCAAACTTATTGGATTCTTTATCCTGTTCATCGACATACTTTGAAAATGAAGCACTCTCTTCTCCTGGAAGAGTAATATCATATGCTCCTGGTTCTAAATCTTCACCTATAACCACTGTACCTGAAAGAGTTTCACTTTCACCATTTTTAAGTTTGGCCATAGAACCCTGTTCTTTAGTTAAAGAATCAATCGTGCTTTTTTGTTGCTTGACGACTTTTTCCAAAGAATCAATTGTTTTTGCTTGTTTTTCTGAATCAGAATTTGAACATCCTACTAAACTAAGACTAAACACTAATAACGCACCCAATAAAACTTTTTTCATTATTATACCTCCAAATATTTATCAATTTATTTTATCATAGAACAAATAAAAAAAGCCAGACACCTATAAAAATAGATGTCTGGCTTTTTGATATTTATTTAATAACCTGTTCCCCACGTGTTAGAAGGATTTCCATCGTTTGGTCCAACAGGAATGTGAATTCTTGTTCCGCTTGAATCTGTTCCACCTAGCCAAACATAGCCGTCTGCCACATGAACAGAATCATATCTAAATTGTGCACCTTTTGGCCACACGCCGTAAACTGGCGAATACAAACTAGGTGATCCAGTACGTAACACAATCCCTTCATTTACACCGATAGTAAAAACTTTAGCTGGTTTTGGTTTGCTATTTTCCCATAATTCAGCAATATCGCCATCATTGGCATAACCTAGTAATTTCCCGCTATTTTCAATTCGATAAAGATTTTTACGCCCGTTTAGTTTTTGGGTGATAGTTCCTACTTGGGTCCAAAGAGTGTTAGCGTTAATGTGTTGGTCAATTGGCGCATCTGGATTTTTGTAGATTGTTGTGAAGCGAACATGCTGCCCAACTTTGTATTTAGGTTGGTTTGGTTTACCTGGGTTAACAATTGTTTCTGAACCGTCCTCAGGAAGCCCCGTCTGCAAGTCTTGTGCTAACTGCGCCTTATTGATACCCCATTGAGCTAAATAACCATAAGGATCTGTATGGTCGCCCCACCAATTTTTAGTAATCCAATCATGCGTTACGATTCCGTACCCTGTGCCGTCGTCTAAATCAAACGTTGCACCAATTTGCGTTGCTAAATCACGAATTAAATTGACATATGCGGCATAGTCCTTTTTGAATGTTTCTTTATTATTCGTTCGAGCGAGTTCGATTTGTGCATATGCTTTTGCATTCGCTGTTGCACCTGCACCCCACTGGATTTGGCCAGCTGGCGCTAATTGTTTCACTCGACCACCAGAACCGACAAAATACGAAACATAGGCGCTCGTCCAGTTCCGCTTCATATAGGCCGTTTCGTTGTCTAGACTGTTTGGGCCGACATTGTTTCCATTTCCCGACTCATGCAAGACAATTAATTCATTGGTTGCATAACCTGGAAAATATCCGCCAAAATCGATAGGATCTTGTTCCACTTGATACGCATTGGCACCTATTGGCAAAAAGCCTACCAATAAAACTAAAGTCAATAACATTTTAATTGATTTTTTCATGTTTTCCTCCTAAATAAAAAGGCATAGCATCAAGCTATACCTTAGTTGAGTTTCTCGTTGATTTTTTCAACGGTAGTTTTAATTGATTCAACATCTTTTAATGAATCGGCTAATTTATCAATTGTTTTTTGATAATTTTGTTCACGATCATTGTTTTGTTTCATTACCCAAAAAAGCAAACCTACGAATAATACTGCAAACGAAATTTGCTCTGGATTTGTTAACAATCCTTTGACAAACTCTTCCAACATACTCCCTACTTTCCAACAATTTCTTTCATTTCATCTTCTGTAATACATAGCGGCACAAATTCCATCACTTGTTCAGGAGTGAAACAACCCCAATCAAACATCATTTTGATGTCATCAAAAGTAAATAACATTATTCAGCACCTCCTTCCAATTTTTCATTAATTTCCTTGATTTCTTTATCATGGGCAGCAATCATAAGCATAGATTTTGAATTTAATTTAGCCAAGCTATCAGATTTTTCTTTTAACTCTGTGTTCTCTCTCTGCAGATTCATTGCTGATAGCATTAATTTTCCATTTAGTTGCCCTAACTCATTTGATTTAACTTTAATAGCTTCATTTTCTTTTTCTAAATTTGAATAAAGAACACTAAGATTGTCTAGATTTTCTCTATCCAATTGATTCATAATTTCTTTCCAACGACTTTCACTAGGAATGAAAAATTGCTGGTTTAAATCAATATCTTCTAATGGTGGTACATCTGTAAAAGGAACTTGCACTGGGAAATCGTCAGATACCTGTAGCTCTGTACCTCCTGTTCGACCAAATTTCCATATTTTTTTCATGATATATCCTCCTTGTTAAATTCCATATTGTAAATCAAACTAGCTCTGTGATATGAGCTGATATCATTTGCACAAAATTAATATTTTTTCCTTCCAACATTTCCAAATAGAATGAAAAATAATCTCCTTTCTTTAAACTTACATTTAACTCAACAGGGATAAAATTTTTATAATTAATTCCTGTTATAGCACCTATGCCACCAGCAGTCCCCATATCTCCTGTAGCTTCTTCATAACCTTTACCTAAATGAACATATGCATATGGAATCCCACGGCTACCTTCAGCTTGTATTTTTACGACTGCACGAACATTCAATTTGCAATCTCTTAAAACTGTAGCTAACCATCTACCATCATTCCATTGTAGAGGGTTACTTCTCATTGGTAATCCTAAACGTTTTCCAACGTTGCTATATTCCGCACCAATTGAAAAACGAGAACGGTTATGCAAATCATTATGATCTTTACCAGGTGTATACCAAGCTTCATAAAGTTGCTCTTTTTCTAACATTACTGGTGTTTGATTAACTAGTGGAATTTCGTCAAAATCTTTTATTCCACCTATTTTCTGAGGTTCAGTTAAATTCACAACATTCGTTTTAAATGCTACTTCTTTCCAATCAGTCCATTTCGAAGGAATCCCACCAAATTGACGAATAACGATAGTCCTTTCCGTTTGAAATAGTTGTCTGACTCCTCCTGGGTCTTTACTAACGAATAAACTTCCAGAGTTAGGTAATGGCTTGTTTTCCACCCCCGTAGCTGGAATCGAATATATGCCAGGTTCTTTAGCATCATTTAAATCTAATATCTCAGAATTTTTTATAACAAATAAGCCCTTTTCAGCGGATAGTTTAGGAATGAATTTTTCTTCAGAGTCATGTTCATTTTTAGTAATTCTCTCTGACAAAATTTGAATATCACTTTTATTAGCATAACCCGAGGGATCAACAGTTACATCAACTTGTTCTGCATTTCCTACTTCTGTGTAAATAGTGAAACTAAAACCTGATTTACTCACACCAATGTCAGGTGGCATATACCCATTCACTTTCGCAGTAGAAACAGAATACAAGATTTCTCCTTTGTCAGGATCTGTTGCATATAATCCAACTGTATTTATATAATAGCCCTCGGTAATACCTTCATTGTTGATAGCTGCTGTAGCTGAAACAGTGGTCTTATTGTTGCTGTAAGCTTGTGCTTTAGACGTTTGTTTTATGTTACTTAAAACTGTCAACTCTTCTAATTGGCTATCTTGATATTCAGTAGAACTGATGGCAACTTGTGTAAATTCTGTAGTTGCTTTTTTTGATAATAGTTTGGCCATTAATTCTCGACCTTGGTTTGTAACAACTGATTTGTTAAATTCCAATCCTTTTCCCTCCTCACTTAATTTCTATAATTTGATAATTAGTTATTGCATGACCTGTTCTTTGAGCTGAATCAATTGCTATATCATCTTTAACATCTTGTGAAATTACAACTAATTCTGTTGGTATAGCAATAGACGCTAGAAAAACTTCGCTCGGAGGTATTTCACCTTTTAGCGAATTTCTAGCGTCTACTAAAATATTTGCTGGTACAATGCTACTAAAAATATATTCTAATTCTGAAACTTGGCCAGCCTTTTCAAAATTCATTTCTATTAGCAAGCGATATTCATTATAAAACATTGTTATTTTTGCTGGTTCACCAAAACTACTCAATAATTCTTGTAAATATCGTTCAGTATAAGGTACTTGTGATGTCATTCTGGTTAAAACCCTGAATCTCCTTGTTTCTAACGTATCTGTTGATACAGGTGTTATTTTAAGCATTTGCTCATATAAACTAATAGTTCTGCTATCTGCAGTAGAAACGTATTGATTCGATTGTACTGTTTCAAGCTGATTTAAAAATTCTTCAGCAAGTTTTTGTTCTATATCTACCAAGACATTCATTTCTAAAACATTGTGGTACCATTCTGGCAATAAGCTTTTTAATTCATCGATCATGTATATATCACCGACCCAGAAAATGCAATTTCTTGTTTTTGATTATCCAATTGAAGTGATATATCAGAGTCTAAATTATTCAGTTTTACCTCACTAATATTTGCAATTCCTTCAATCTGCATAATTTTCGCTATTAGTTGACTTCTATAAATCGTTTGAGAGTATTTATATCTATTGTCATGAGCAGACCATTGCCTACGTAATTCATAAAAATGTTCATTTATTTTTGAATTTATTCCTGACTTTAGATTTTCTAAGGAAGTGCCTGGAATCACATCAGCATGTAAACTAATATCAATTATTTTTTTAGTCGGCGGAGCCACTGTAACTTTATGCCCAATTGGTGCAATACCATATCCTTCTTGAGTATCTACTGGTGAAATCAATTCTTGTACTTTATCAACTAATGTTTTAGAAGGTATTTCAAATGAATTATTTAAAATTACAACACGAACTGTTCCGCCTCCTTGCCATATTGGATAAATCTGTACAGCACCTACACCATCAATTTTTGTTGTAAAATTGATATAATCTTCAATATTTCCACCAAAATCATTGATTTGGTATGTTTTTAGAATTCTGTCTCTTAAACTATCATCAGACTCTTCATCTCTTGCTGGAATGATAATTTCCACTATTTCAGCAGATGCTAAGGAATTATAGTGATCAATTGGTAAAATTGGTCCAATGTATTCGTTCCCTCTAGCACCCTTTGTTTCTGCAATCATTGAGTAATAGCCGTTTCCCAAATCTTTTAGAATTGAAAAATAAATTGGATTATCTCCTGTTGTCGTAAATCGATTACCTTCAACCAACCTTAATGTTTCCCCTTGCTCAGAAGTGAATTTAGCTTTTGCAATAGCAGCAGTTGCTCCAATTCTCTTAATACCATGTTCTTCTGCACGTAAATCTAAATATCTGCCGGTTGCTGTTTGTGTAAATGTTTCCAGTAACACATTTTTTAATTGAAGTGTTGAACTGGCTAGTTGATAACAAAGTGGTGCTATTGCATCATAAATAATCGATCCTTCTCTAGTATCGATTCCTTCAGGGACTTTTTCTAAGGCAGCATTTAAAAAGTATTCATAATCATATTTTTCTAAGTAACTGCCAACTTCCTCTAAATTATAAGAAATCATATTGTCACCTCTTTTTCTACAGGAACATTACCAAAAACAGTAGTTACGACAAATTTTACTAATAATGAACTCCTGTTCACCTCAACTATTTCAAAATTATTAATAGATGAAACACGTTCATCAATAATAAGTGCCTCTGTAATAATTCTTTCGAGTTCAGCTTTTGCTAGGTCCATATTTTCGCCGATAAGGTCTTCTAATTCTGTTCCGTAACTATCGGTATAAATCAAATGTGTGAATCTTGGCGTGGATAATGTTTTATCTACAAATTGACTCATTGCACCTAAATTATCTATAAAACCAATAATTCTTCCATTCGTAACTTTATATGTTTTTGAAGGCGTAAGGATTACTTCTTCATTAAAAATTTCTTCATCCATATATTACACCCTCTCTAAAACATAGTACTTTTGAGATTTTTGAGCTCTAAGCATACGAACTTTATCACCTACAACCAAATCTCGAAAAATATTGGCTGTTCCTTGCTTTCCATCCACTGAAAATGTCACTGTTAAATTTTTAACCATTTGTGATAATTCAATAAATGGAGTACTAATTTCAAAACGATTTTCCACTTGGATTTTTAGAGGTGCAATGTTTACAACTTGGCCATAAACTAAATCAGATAATTCACTATCTTTTACTCTAGATTTTTTTATTTGATTTGCTAAACGTTCTCCAGCCATCTAAGCCACCACCTCCACTTTTAAATTCATAGTATGGCCATCTTTAAAATTATGCTTACAACTTTTCACAAGTGCTAAATTATCTTTACCTAGCTCATCACGGTTTAAATCCGAAATACGCAAAATAAAACTATTTCCAGCACGTATACTTAGATGGCCAATAGCATCAACTGAAATAGTTCTAGTCTCTTTATTCTTTTCGCTTAAAAGGACATTAGCCTGTTGCTGTAATTGGGAACTATTCAAATCAGCATCGCTTACTGTTTCAACAATTTGCAATTTTCCCCATTTTTCTACGTTGGCATTATTTTGTGCAACAAAGATTTCACGCTTGCCCTTTTCTTTATCTTCACGCATAACTTTAACTGAATTTGCTGCATCATCGATAGACGCCTCGTAATCATAATCAGTCATAAGTGAATTGTCGCCAATTACCAATTTAGTAATCATGCGGTTAAAATTGAAAAATTCAAGAGTTCCAGCATTATCCCAAAAACCGTAACGAACTTTATAATTTTTTCGTGTTTCTTCAAGGGCATCTTCTAGCATTGAATAGTAAGTGTGTTTGTCTTCAACGACAGCTGCACAATTATAACCCGCATTGTCTAGAATTTTATGAGGTAAGCCTTGTGTCTGACAGATTGTTTTGAAACGACTAGAAGCAGATGACGCATTAAAAACTAGCGTGTCTTCATTCTTAAGGTATCTAGTAGAATCGTATGCTGTGATTTTCCATTGACGATTCTTACCCCTGGAACGATTGAAAACCTTGCCTTTAAAATAAAGCTTACCATCTATTTTCATTTCAATAACATCGCCATTTCTCAAAAACACTCTAGCATCATCTATCATTTCAAATTGTAATGTTCCCGGTTGCGATTCAATAGACGTACTCCAAACCGGAGGAGTACACATCTCAGAAATATCAAACTGTTCTCTGTTCTGCATAGATGTTTCAAGAATTTGTATTTTCATACCCGTCTCACACTTCCTGGTGTAACCCAACCACGCCAACCACCGTCAAGAAGTGTAACGTGATATGGACATTGTTTTCCTGGATTAATGAAGTTTACAATTCTTCTTGCGTTTTGTTCGATTACACCAGGACCTGCCCCCCATGAATCTCTGTGCAATTGACCATTAACAATAACTTCACAGCCAGGTGTAATTGGTTTATTATTAGGTGGCTTTGGTCTTGGCGTAGGAGAAACCTTCTTTTTAACTGTTTTAACATATTTAGCCGCATGATTCCGATACTCTTTCAATTCAATTGAATATTCAATATCTTCGCTGGCATCAAGATAACCCCACTCAAACTTTTCAATAGCCGTTAAAATATTAATTCCACAATCCGTAACAATCAATCGAACACGCTGATTTTTATTCTTTGCATCTTCAAATACTTTCACCCAATTTTGAGGTGTCTGTTTTTTTGAATTTGGATTAATATAACTTGCTTTTGTATTTTTAGGGAAAATAGATTTAAAGGACGTTTCAACTAATGAACGCCCTCCGAAACTATTTATATCTCCTAATTTAACAACTTCTGTGACAGTATTATTTGATCCTGTAGTTAATTTAATTTCTCCTGGATTGACTGGAAGGATATGTCGCTTTCCTTCCACTTCTAAATAAAATTGAATAGCCACTATATCCCTCCTAATTTAAATCTGAATCAATTAATTCAATAATTTTATCTTCAAATTCTTCTAATAATGCTTCTGTATCAATTGGATCAGTCCCATTATTCTCAACATGAATAGCTACCTGTGGTACTACTTGATTGTTATTTACAACCACTTTCTGATTTGCAGATGTTTGAAGTCTAGAAATTTCCGTATCATCAAGATGAACTGTACTTGTTATATTTCCAGAAGCAGAAATATTTGCTAATTGATTCGGAATCGCTGCAGTAGCTAATGTATTACTTGCATTTTCAACTAACGATACAGCTGATAAGATACCACCCGCTAAACCTTGCGAGAAGAAATCACCTAACGCAAATGCTACTCTTGAAGGACTATGAATATCTAAAGCTTTTTTAACAGTAGATGCAACTCTATTCGCTACTGATTCAGCTGCTGCAATAGCAGAAGCAGCCCCTGCATTAATTCCATTAGTTAATCCTGCCATAGCAAATGAGCCAGCAGAATATAGCTGTGATTGCAACCCGTTAAAAGCTGATACTATTTGTCCAACACCTGAACTTGCAGCAGCAGCTGCGCTTGCCATTCCTGTCGTGATAGCAGCTGTAAATGCAGCCATTCCAGTAACAGCCGCCATTTTCACGGCGTTCATTGCTACTTGAACGCTGGTCTGTATAATCTGCATACTTGCATTAAATGCTGTAGATACAGACATTAATCCTGAAATGCTAACTTGTGCAACACCAATAAAACTTTGCAATTCAGAAGCCAATTGGTTAAACGTACTAATCATTGCTTGCATTCCTGGCACACCAGTAATTTCAGGCATTTCGTTTAGTCTTGTAATAACATCTTTAATTTGTTCCACAGCGCTCTTCACAGCTTCTACATTTACAGATACAGATGCAAAGTTATTTATCGCATCTCTAACCTCTGACATTTTAGCTATAGTTTCTCTAATGCCATCGATTCCAGTGACGTTTATTTTTCCTTGAGCCAAATCTAATATAGAAGCATTACCAATAGCTTCTACAACAGTCGCAATATCATTTACTTTATTTACAGCCTCAGCAGATTTAATTTCTTGACTTGCAAATTGATTCAACGGTCCTATTAACTCAATCAAAGATATTAAAGCTCCTTTGACCTCTCCTAACTGCGGTCCTTTTAGCATAGTACCGAAATATTCTACAATATTTGAGGTACCTAATGCTTCTACAACCAAACCCACACCTTCTATTTTAGTTGCCGCTGTCAATGGTTGTATATCGGACTGTGCAATTTGGTTGATTGGTCCTATTAATTGAACAATGGCATCTAAAGCACCTTTAACTTCATCAAGTTCAGCTTTTTTAATCATTGACCCGATATATTTTACAAGATTAGGATCTCCTAGTTTTTCTAACATTTGATTAATCTGTTCAATTTTCAATCCAGCAGTCACAGGAAACATGTCAGCATTTCCAATAAGATTAATAGGCTGTATCAAAGCTACCATTGAATCTAAAACATCCTTAACTTTTTCTAGTTCTGAGGATTTTATCATGGAACCAATAATTTTAGATAAACTTCCTCCATCTAACTTGCTAATAAGTTGATTAATATTTTCAACTTTGCTCATTGCTGTTTCAACATTGAGAGGAATCATAGTTAATTGTGCAGCGCTATTTGCAATTGAAACTATGCTTTGGAAACATTCATTGGCTTTATCAAACGAACTACTGTCAAAAGATTTTCCAATAATATTTTTTATTTTTCCGAATAAACTATCATCGCCATCCCCGATTTTCTGAACCAATTTCTTTACTTTATTGATATTTTCAATAGCCGTATCATAGTCAAAAGTTATTGAACTTAAGTTATTTACTTCTTTGCCTACTTCGCCTAATTTTTTAAAGGCTGTTATAGCCAGACTGAAATCAATTCCGCTGAAAGCAGTGTTTATTAAGTCTTTTAACCCTGTGTTTTTAATAGAACTGATGACTTTTTGAATACTCATTATCTTGGTTTCAATACCTGTTGGTATTTGGATCGAATCAAGCTCTGTTAATGCATTAGCAACTTCTATTAATTTACCAATTCCAATAACAACAACTGCGGTATTTAATGCTCCTACGGTATTTTCAAAAAGACTAAATAAATTGCCCAAGTTAGCATTCGTAAAATAACCAATGACTTCTGCAATACTATCAATTTTTGTTTTAACCGAAGAAAAATCATCTGGTACTTTATCGTTCATTTGTTGAATAGCTTCAGATACTAGCATTAGCTCAAAAGCAACGGCTGCAATTGTAGCTAATCCCCCAATTGCTACTGCACCACCAATACCAGTGGCAACTAGACCGCCAACAACAGCTATTAATCCACTCATAGCACCAATAGCAATAGACATATTAGCTACTTTAGATGAAAAATTGCCAATATCATCAGGAATTTTATCATTAACTTGTTTCATTGCTTCCGCAGCTAACATTAATTCTCCTGAAATAGTAGCAACAACTAATAAACCTGAAATTGCGGCTGTTGGATTCATAGATGATAATTTTCCAACAATACCAACCAGCACAGACATACCACTTAAAGCAATACCCATGTTGGCCATCTTAGGAGCAAAACTATCTATGTTATTTGGAACTTTTTCATTTATTTTATCCATTGCTTCGGCTGCAAGCATAAGTTCTCCTGAAATTGCAGCTATAAACATTAACCCAGAAATTGCAGCCTTAGGATTTTTTGAAGCAATTAAACCTGCAATCCCTGTTAAAACAGATAAGCTACTTAGGGCAATACCCATATTAGCCATTTTAGAAGAAAACTTGCCAATATCATCTGGCACTTTATTTGAGATTTGTTTCATTGCTTCGGCTGCTAACATTAATTCTCCTGAAATAGCGGTCATAAATGCTAAACCAGCAATTGCTTTTCTTGGATTTCTAGAGGCCATTTTCCCCAGTGAATTAACAAGAATACTCATACCAGATAAAGCAATACCCATGTTTGCAAACTTCTTGCCCATAGATGATAAGTCATCTGGAACCTTTTCATTCACTTCTTTTAATGCTTGTGCACCATGCTGAATCAATTTGATGACACCAAATGCCAAGGCAATACCAGAAGCTCCTTTGGCAAAACTATTCATCGTATCTAAAAAAGTTGTGAGTGGGCTCACTGGATTCCCTTTTCCTTTAGGATCAGAAAAAGGGCTAGTAGGGGTTTTTTTAGGCATTTTCTTAAATAATCCGAAAAATGCTTTTCCGAGATTCCCACCCAATTTTCCAGTTGCTTTTGTTATTCCTAAAATAGCTGAACTAAATCCAAATAAAGGAGAAAGTATCCCTTTTCCAATTTTAAATCCTGCAAATGCTAATGCTAATTTAGGTAACATTGAAATTAGTTTAGCTATTGAATCAGAATGTTTTTCAACAAATCCAGCCAACTTAGAAACTGATTCAGTAATAGTATCCATGAATCCTTTAAACCCTGCTACACTTTTTTCACTGCCAAAACTACCTGTTAATTTGGCCAGACTTTTTTTAACAGCACCGAATGCATCGGATATTGGTTGTTTCATATCTTTAAACGAATTTTTTAGAACATCGACATATGGTGTTACTTTTTGCACTAAACCAGGTAATTTATCTAACCACCCAGCTTGTTGGTCATTTCCGTTAATAGCCGTGAATACGTCTTTTACTTTTTGTTTAATACCGTCAAATTGTTGTGCAATATTTTTACCAGAAATTTTTTCAACAAGTGAGTCAATTTTTCTGATAGAACCTTCCACTCCATTTGTTACAGCGGTTCTAATATTTTTGAAACTTGTTTTAATACCTTCAGAACCAATTAAAGCACGTTTTGCCCCATCAGTTCCTGTGTTGTAAAACTCAATTAATTTATCATTGAATTGGTCAAATGTGATAGTGCCTTCTTTTAAAGCATCATACAAATCATTTTGTGCCGTTTTACCTGCAAAACCAAATGCTGTTGCAAGATCGTACAAAGCTGGTCCCATTGTCTCCTGTAATGAGCGCCAAGATTGCATATCTACTTCACCACGTGACAACATTTGAACGTATTGCTCTAAACCACGTGAAGCATCTTCTGAAGATGAACCCGAAGCTAAGAAAGCATTGTTCAATGAAATAGTAGTTTTGGTAGCACCATCTAAATCACGAGTTAGTGTGGCAATACGTTGTGTCGTACTTACAACATCACCTAGTGTTGTTGGCAATCCATCAATACCAGTTACTAAGGCATCTTTGGATTTTGCAGCATCTTCAAAAGAAAACCCAATAGCCTGCATCATTTTAGGGAATTGGTTTAATGTATCAAAACGATTAATAGCTCCATCCATGGAACTTTTAACAACATTAATACCTGCACCAATCGCTTTAGTTACCCCAATTGCTGCAACCATAGACTTAAAACCACTAGTAGCTGATGTCGCTGAACTTTTAATTTTATCCAACGAATTCTTAACATCATTGCCGTATTCTTTAAAGGCATTACCAGATTGTTTTAGAAATCCACCAATTTTTTTAGTTCCCGATGAAACAGCAGATACCACACCAGAAAAACCAGCAGATATCTTCCCTTTCATTGTCGACATTGCCCCACCAACTGCAGAGGACATAGCCGTAATTTTACTTTTTACACCACTAAATGCAGCACCAATTTTTGAAGTAAATCCTTGTAAATTAAGCTTTTGCGAAATCTGATTCCCGAAGTTCCCAAAAATAGATAAAATTCTTTCAATCGAAGATTTCACAACATTTGTAGCTGCAGTAAGTCCTGTTCTTAAACCAGAATTCAATTTGCTTACAGAAGCTTGTGCGATTGAACCTAATTTACTTAAAGCCTGGGCAGGTCCTGTTGTTTTTTGTTTAAAATCTTCCATAGATTGAGTTGTCTTTTTAAGACTATTATCTATTTTACTGAGAACATTGGTGAATTGGTCTCGTAAGCGTAAACTAGCTTCTAACGACGCCATCTAATCACCGTCTCCTCGTTTTAGTTTTAATCTTCTTTGCTTCTTTTTCTTCAGCTTCTGCCTTCATGTCAATAAATGCCATCAGCATAGCCTTTTCTTTTTTTGGTAATAAAGAAAACGTGGACGGTAGCATTCCGTTAGCATGGTATGCATGATACGCATACCAAAACTCACCAGAACTACCATCTTGCATTATTTTTTTACATCTTCAACAAGTGTTTCTTCATCTTCGTTAAATCCATTTAATTCTAAAACTTCTTTTGTTAATGTGGCATACTCACCAGCTAATAACATAGCTTTCAACGTTGCTGGCGCATCTCCTTCTGTTCCATAAAAGGCTTGGAGTTCAGCATTATTTAAGTCTGGTGACTTAATACAACGTGCTAACAATAAAGCTCCGTATTTATCTGTATCAAGGTCTTTTACTAAATTTCCAGATTTACTACGTCGAGTAGTTGTGGCATTTTTCTTAACACGGTCATTTTCTGTTTCTGAAATTGATTCTAAAACAAATGGTGTTTTAAAGCGTTCCAATTTAACTTCTTTTTCTTCTCCAGTTACTTCCAACATAAAATCTTTGATATTCATTATAAATTCCTCCAAATTTGTATTTAATAAAAACGGCTATCTTGTAGTAAGACAGCCGTTAGTTTTTATCCTAATTTTGGTGTAGTAAACATGTCTAATAAATCTGCATCAGCAAAGGTAAAATCAACATCTTCATCTAACGTTTCGGATTCAATATCTAATTTTGCAATTACCACTGAATCAAAAATCACATCTTTTAACAACGTTGACTGACGGCCAACAGTAGAGGCTGGATCTTCATTCGTTACTTTAATTGTAATCATTGGAATCTTACCTGATTTTAAATAGTTAATTCCGATTTGCGCAAATTCACTTGTTACTTTGTGAATCGTCATAGAGCCAGTACCGTTAGCTCCAGTAACTTTTTGCTGATTCATTCGTTTTCCTAACACTGGAACCTCGGTTTTAACTAATTCAACAGTGGCTTCAATATTTTTAAGGAAAAACATTGGTACATTTCGACCGTCAATAGTCATGAAAGCAGTACCTTCACGACCTGAAATTACATCTCCTGCATTTAAAAAGCTCATTCTAATTTCCTCCTAACAATTTTTAGACAACTTGTACTGTCATATATAGTTTTTCTAAAGCATCTACTGGTTGAATTGCTACATTCAATACAATAGAATCACGTTCATTACCTTCAATGACTTCGACATCATCTGCTTTGAAGTCAGTAATTGCTCCTGCTGCTTGTAATGAATCAAAATAAGCAATACGGTTAGCCTTGAACATTTCCCGACCATCTTTATCACTATTTACTTTACCAATGAAATTATCTTCAAAAGCTTGTTTAGTTGTATTTGCAATATCATCTAAGACACGTAAAACACGGTTTTTAGCAAATTCTTTCCCTTTTTCAGGTTCGAACGTGTGTAATGAGTTAATATCTTTTTCAATCACAACTTCACCACGTTTTTCAATAAAAATGAATTCACCTTTTTGTAAAGATTCAATAATCTCGGTATTTAAGAACCGTTCTGTGACATCTACAGCACCATCGTATTTTTTATAAGTTAAAGAAGTGGCCACGCCTGCACCTGCAGTTGCCCCTGCAACCCAAGCTGTTGCTTGTTCTTTAGAAATCACTGTCCCATCTTCTAAAATAACGCCATTTTTAACGTTAATTACAGATTCATGATCTGCATCATAATTTGCAACAACTAACTGGCATTTTTTACCTTCTTCATCTCGTAAACGTTTAACGAAAGAAGCCGCTGCAATTTTTACTGATTCATCTTCAACTGGTAATGCCATTGTATTAAAATCATAGACTTGGATTTTCTCAAAATACGTAGCATAATCTTCCGCTGTAGCAGTTGTGTCTGTACCACCAGATAAGCGAACTGAAAATGCAGTTAATGCACCTTTCCCAGAAAATGAAACTAAATTAGTTGCTTCTAATTCTTCAATATTTTTTACTGTTTGAACTTCAGATGGCTGTCCTTCAATAAAAGTAGATACTTCAAATGCGCCTTCTTCATCTACTTTTTCTTTGGAAACAACATTAATCTGATTTCCACGGCTACCAGGATTAACAGCTGTAATAGTAAGACCGCCTTCTTTTGCGGTAGCTTTAGTTCCACCGCCGACACAATAAACCAAAACGGTTTTTGCTTGTTTCAAGGCTTCTTTAACTAATAATAATTTAGGATCAGACAATTCATATCCTAAAACCGCAGCATCTTTTTCATTTTCAATTTTAATCACTTTATCGGGGCCAAAATCTAATACCAATGGTAAAGTAACTACACCTTTTGATGATTCCGTTACTTTTACTTGCCCTGTTGACTTCACATTGATATACGCACCTGGACGAACTTTATTTTGTTTTTGCCATGTTCCACCTGCCATTACTTAACAGCTCCTTTTAATTTTTTAGTTAAAATTCCCTTCGCTTCTTCAATGCTATATTTTTTAGATTTATCTAAAAAAGCATTCAAGAAGTCTTTTTCTACTTTGTTAAAACTTTCAGAGGTTAAAATATCCTCTACAGCGAAAACAGCTGGTTTATTTTCTGTTTTAGCTTTCTTAACTTCTTGCTTAACCATTTTTTAGCCCTCCATTTGTTTGTAATTCTTTAAGCTGATTATTTTCTTGTGGTTTGGTTACTCGATAACGTATTTTAAAAGTTAAATTCAGCGTATTTTCGTTGATTTTAGCTTCTTTATTTAATACTTTAACTTGTAAACCATCAATGAAAGAGAATTCGTCTAACAGCTTCTGACGCATGTTTTCACATTGTTCCTTAACTCCTGGATCATCAAGAGAAGAATCTGGAAACCAAACAACACAATAAAGGTGTGAACGCATTTGATAATCCATGAGTTCATCTTTTGAATTACTTTGAATTTCATAAATATAAAAAGAAGGCTCTTCAAATGATTGTTCTTGCTGTTCCCGATAGATGATTGCATCTGGAACAATTTCAGCTAACTGGTTAGCAATATTTAAGGTTACATCAATCAAAACCAAACCTCCTCAAATAATCTTCAAATGCTGGACCAACAATTTTAGGTAATTGATTCATTACATCTTCCATGGTTAGCTTCATGAAAAATTGGCCTTCTACCCAGCCACTACCTGTAGCTTTTCTATGCCCTTCTTCAACAAATGAAGCATATTCAGTGTTGTTTGTAATAGTAACAACATAGCTGTCACCTTCTTTAGTTACACTTTCAAGAATCCAATTACGACGAAGAGTTCCTCCAGTCTTGGTTGTTCCTCCGCCATCAAAAACCAAAAGTTTTCCATCACTAACAAAGAAAACCTTGCCGTCATATTTACCAACAGGCGTTCTTTGTTTCACTTCACGTATCATTATGTTCCCTAATTGATTCATTACATCGAAAATAAAGTTTTCTTCTTGCAACGTTTTATGGAAATTTTGAGCAAATTCAAGAAATTCTTCATAGTAGAAACCATCATTACTCAAACAACCACATCCCTTACTATGACTACTTCTTGATGTGTATGATAACTAGAGAATCCTTCTGATGAGCGTTTATATTTTTTTGTAACACCATGTATGTCAGTAATTAAAATACGACTACCTGCCTTTACATCAACACTTGGACTACAAAACAAAGTAGTAAGATAATTTTCATTTGTTGTTTCTCCAGAAGTACTTGGATTCAACTGTTTTTGACTGATTCTACAAGGTTCATTTTCAACAATAGTTTGCCACACTGGTTTTGTTATAGCTCCTTGTTTCTTAGGTTTGTTTTCTTGAATGGTCAATAAGCTATCATAGTGTTTTTCAAACTCTTTCTTGGCTAAGTCATAAATCCCCATAGACTCACCTCTTTAATCGTCGAAAATTATTAAGTGTTCTTTTATAGTTTTTTGAAAAGCTAGGGGCACTCATAATTTTTTGATAAGCTTCTGCTTTCGTTTCTTTACTTATAGAAAAATCACCTTCAGTCAATGACTTGACTTCACCTTCTGTTTCAGAAGCGTTCAAAGTTAATGACGTTTCATTGAGTAAGTCAATAACCATCAAGATAACTGTGTTATCAATCTCTGTTGGCCACTCTTCGATAGAAAAATGGCAATAATTAAGCACATCATAGATTGCTGTTTCAATTGCAAAAGAAAAGACATCATCAGATGAAGTTACTTCATTTGCGATGCCTTTTGCTTTTTTTAGTTTTTCAAGAAGACGTTTTTTTAGTTCGTCCATAACAACCACCTACACTAAAGCTTTACAATTTAATGCCACAATTCCTAATGCTTTATCTTCATATACTTTTTTCCAGTTTGACGGATTGGCTAAATCTACGTTGGTTGGTGTGATGTTCCCTTCCTCACGTAAATTATCAGTCCACTTGATTCCATAAGGGTGCATTGTGATAGCTCGACGAGTGAACACTTGGTCATTTCCTTTGGCAGCTTCTCGAGCCGTTTCAAAAGTAGTTAACTGTGTTGGATTTCCTGAGTTACGACCAATAGAACCAGCTGCAAACAAGTAAGTTGTGTAAACTTTGTTAGCTGGTGTCGTTCCTGTTACTGGAACACCATCATCCACAACAACTTGATACCCTTGGTAAATTGGAATACGTTGACCACCGTCAGACGGCGTAATAAAGTCAATTAAATCTAATTTTTGTAAGCTAGTATAGATTGCAGAGTGCATAATCAATAAAGATAATTGTTCTGCAGCGTCACCCAGAAGCTGTTTAGTGTCAAGTAACATTAATGAATCTACTGCTTTAGTTTTTTGGTCATTTAAATGTGTAGTCGCTAATTGACCTGCTGGAGTTGCTGTTTCCCCAGTTCCAGTTGATTGAGCGAACAAACCATTCAATACAGAAATTAAAATTTGTTGCTCACGGCGTAACCAGTAATTACCGATTTTACCCATTAAAGCGCCCATTGGATCATCACCCGAAATAACCGCTGCTAGTTCATTCACAGACCATCCACGCCCACGATAAAGAACAGCTGCAATATCTGCACCTGCTGTAATTTTACCAGTTGAGAGTGCTTTGTCGCCGTCACCTAAAACTTCATCATCGCCTGTTAAATCGTTCCAAAAAGGCATATTAACTAATAAGCCTCCTGATGTAATATTTTGTGATACTCGTTCATCAGCGACAGCGACACCTGATTGTACTAAAGCTGATTTTTCTTTTGTGTGGATGTCCATGTACTGATTGAAAATTTCAGGTGTAATGACATCAAGTAATTGTGTGATTTCATTGTTCATTCTTATTCATTCTCCTCTGTTTTAGATTTTAAAAACTCAGTCATATTGAAGCCTTTTTCTTTTGCTGCAGTTGTGAAGTCGTTTGTGTTAAAGCTAGCTTTCCCTGCAGTAGGATTATACCCAGATGGCTTTGTACCTAAATCAAATAAATAAGCGTCCGACTTTTTAAGTTCTTCAATTTGTTCTTTAACGCCTGAAAGTTCACCGTCTTTAAAGATAATTTTTTCATTATCTAGCAAGGCAGCAACTGCTTTAGGATTTTTCGCTTTTGATTCAGACAACAAAGCATTTAATGCTGTTGTTTTTTGAAGAGCAACTAACTGCTCTTGATACTTCGCTTCTTGATCTGAATTTTCCTTCTGTAAGTCTTTAATTTGTTGCTTCAATGCATCATTATCAGAGTTATCTTTCTGAATTTTTTTCAGATCAGCGTCACGTTTGTTGACTTGGTTCTTTAACTCTGTTTCTGACTGTTGTAACGTCGTGATTTGACTATTCAAGGTTGTAACTGTTTTCCCATGCTCGGCCATTACAAATTTAGCTTGGTCCTCAGTTAATCCTTGCTCAATTAAATCTTCTTTTTTCATAATAAATTCCTCCTAAGTGTTTTTAGAGCGGCAACTCCCGCTTTGAGTCCGTCTTTTAGAGACTTACGGCAGGTCTAAAATAAAAAAGCCTAACGTTTGTTAGACTTTAATTTCCTTATTTTCCCATTTTTTGTATGCATCAAAATAAATCTCTTGCTTGTCGCCGTTTAGTGTTAATTCATAATACATACCATCAAGTAAAGTGGTGCTTAATAGCGCTTTGTTATTTTGCAATGTTTTACAACTCCAAACTACAAAGACATCTTTTTTGGTAATTTCTTTTTTATCTGATTTATCCAAGTGTTTGTTTGCATAATTTGAAACAATTTCTTTACATTTATCAATAAATTCTTGTGAATCCATCATTTTACCCTCTTTTCTTAAATATTCTTCATAATCAGCATCTAAATGGTCATATTTATCTTCACACATAATTTCACCTCATTTTTGGGCATAAAAATAGCACTCAATCGATTATGAATGAGTGCTTATTAAGCTACAATGTATTTATTAATTTCCTTTTCAAGAGTTTGTTTATCATCATTGGTCAGTCCATCAAAATAAAATTCTTCTATCTTTTTAAAATGAACATAACCTCGCTCATCTTCTTTCAATTTTGATAACATATTGTCAAAAGCCAGATAGACTTCATCAGAATAATTAGCATCGTTTAATTCACTGAATGCTAGTTCTAAGTCCTGCATAAAAATTTTCATTTCTTCACCACCAACTTTCCTCTATTTAAGATATTATATACAGCTCCAAATTTGACTCCGTCATAACCACTTAATATGGCATAAATTTCTCTGTTAGCATCCATAAAACCACTTCTTGAAGTAATAAATTGATAATATTCAGCATCTTTGCCTAGATTATCTTTAATCTTCAAGAATGCTTGTAATTCTCTATCAAGATCAGACGAACTTATAAGGTTCATTTCTTCGCTAATATAGGCTTTAATAAGTCGGCCATTTATGCCCCTATTGGAATAATCTTCCGCTTTGAGCTTGAAGTCAGTAAAATATGAACCCCGACCATGCGTAGAAGTATTGGCACCAGAAATGTCAAATTCGCCATGCATAAAGCGATCTAGTTGTTGTTTGGAAGACATTGTACCATCCGTAAAATCGCGTATCCCTCTGTAAATAGGTATCATATCTTCTGATACTGATTCAGCAACAATTGGTTGTGCATCATACCCATATTCTTTGAGCAAATATTTTACAAATTTTGACTTTTCATCATTATATGGATTCGATTTGTCCGAATAATTTTTGTTTCTCCATAAATCCATTATATCAACACCAGTAGCTTCTTTGTATTGATTAACAGCATCTTTTGTATGAGAAATCATTTTGTTTATTCGGTCTATGTTACCTACATTATCCCTGTTTAATTCTATTAAGTCAATTTTTTTATTATTTGATAATGCTTTTTTCCACTCATTAAATGATTTATGACTTTTAATCTCACCTACACCAGTTTCAGGATCACGTTGCCAGCGTTTAGATGATTGCCAACCTACGATGACAGGAATTTTAGTACATCTACAATTAGGATGAGCTGGAATTACAGGAGCTGACTTATCTTCTATTGAAAATACTTCCCCATCGAGTGATGCACATATTGAACATGTATGAACTTCAAGAGTAGCTAACCACTCCCAGTCTTCAACACCCGTCTCTTTCATAGCATTATCAGTTGCAACCTCAGCAATGTGAGCCGATTCAGTCTGCACAAGTGAAATCATTCTGTTGCGTAACTGCTTATCGATCCCCTTCATCATATCATCAACTATTTTATCAGTAGACCAACCATTAATAATACCGATAGACATAGACCGAGCTAATTTTTCAGGTAATACCTTGAGATGGTTGCGCCATATTCTTTTAGAAAAATTTGAACCCATCCACGGCTTGTTAATAGCGACTTTCAAAGCTCTGGTGTTATAACTAGCGAACTGAACAGGAACTTGGCCTCTGTCGGTAATTTCATAGACTGTCTTCAAAAACATTGAATCTAATTGCTTCAATAAATGCGAAGACATTTCACTAGATTCATTGTTAGCTTGTTCTGCTAATTGAAAATAAAGCTGTCTTTGCAACTGTTCAGCACGACTTATACGAGAACGAAAATACTCTTCATTTAATTCTTGAAGATAACCGCCCTTAATAGCTTTACGTTTAAATTCAGACAAGGACATCTTCCAGTTTTTCAACTCGTCTTTAGCTAAAACTGCATTTGCTTCATCAAAAGAAATTCTATGCTCATTTGCATATCTAGCAACCCAATCATCAATATTTTTCTTCAATGACTTTGCTAATAAATCATACCGCTGTTCCATTTCTCTGATGTACTTATTGTCGTCCTGGTCGCGTTCAACAGCAATCTGTAACAGACGTTTTTGCCAGTAAGATAAATTACTCATCTTCGTTCACATCTTTGGTGCGATAGTCATCTTCTGCCCTATAATCATCTGTCAATTCATTTGATAAATTGGCTACTTCTTCCTCCCAATCCTCCACTAGAGGATTGTTTTTGGCAATCGCTTCTTTAGATGTGTTTGGTGCCAATTTCGAAATGATTTCAGCCATTTTAGCATCATCTTTGATGGAAGTTCTGGTCCATTTTTGTTCGATTTTATCATCTTCATTATGCTCTAAATATTTAAGTATGAAGCGGACTAATTCAGCAAAACCTAAACTAAATTCAGTTTCAAGCATAGAAGCTTTCAGTTCCAATAATGAATACATGTACTCTAATGCTGAACCTGAATTATTTTGGCCAATATTTTTCTGTGGATCAACTCCTTGGCCGTGTAAGAAAATTAGCTCTCTTGTTGTTTCAAGAATTTTTGTGCGTGCTTCAACAGGAATCTCAATTGCTAATGTATCAACACCGCTCTTTTCCCCGTCGCCGTCATCATCAACTTTAACCATTTTGTATTTTTTTAGGTCGTCAAGGAATTCTTGCTTGTCTTGACCTCCATAATTGGTTAATACGAAAATAATTTCTTGAATGTCATCTAAATCGTTAACAAATCCCGAGTAAACCTTGTCATATACATCTACTAATTTCTTGTATTTTTGAAGGTCAGATGTTTCGGACGGATTGTTTCTAAAAGGAATGAAAGGAACCTTATCCCAATCATGTTCATAAATATTAGTGGTATCAATAACTTCACCAGTACCTACATCGTAAAGATTAAAAATGTTATGTTCTGAGATGCTGTCATAGTCATCTTTCTTCTTTTTCTTGAACACGCTACACTCTTTTTCATTCCAATATTCATAAATAATTATAGTTTCACCTTGTTCGTCATAATCTTCATAAACACGCAACAAACCTTCTAATTTGTTGGTTAGTCGTTTTGAATAAACCGGAATGATTTGTTTAGAGTCAACAACAGCATACCTAAAGAAGTTTTTATGGTCAGCATCCTTCCACACATGCAACCAAGCTATCCCAGCATTGGAAGCATTAATACATAAATCTTTGGCCACTTTCGGATAATGGTCACCTAGAATTGCAACTATTTTACGATTCGTTTCTTTTGATTCCTCTTCTTTTCCTAAATCAAACGTTGGTGGCACTGTCATAGTGTACGCTGCTTTTTGATCCACTAGTAACTGATGCCAGGGCATACTAACACGATTATCCGCATTTCTTAATGGATTATCAGTGCTATCTTTTTCTTTGCTACGATCAGCAACATTTCTCTTACGCAAGATGTCATTTTTGTTTTCATAGTAGAGTTCACTCTTACGAATTTTAGCGATTTTGGAGGAGTAACCTCGTGTTTGCTGTTTGATTATTTTTTTCACTGCTTCTATTTCCAAACTGAAACGCCTCCTTTCCTGCTTTTAAGTATTGTATAAATAAAATAACGGTCAGCATCCATACAGTGGTCATGTTCTTTTATCGGTTTGTCTTCGCCTCGGTCGGCTGCTTTTTCGTCCCAAATATAAGAGCCGAACTCGATGAATGTGTGTTTACACCTAGATGACCATTTCACACGCTGGTTATCCATGTTTGACAACATTGTTCTGATACCATCTAAAACATTATTTTTAGCAGATTTAACTATAAAACCAGATTGTTTAAGAGCTGCTTTGAAAGATGCAGCAGATGGATCAAGTAATATTTTTGTTTTCTTTTTACTTAAATTGTTTATTGAAAAAAACTTTTCCATTTCATCAACAAACTGTGCATCTGTTTTCTGCTTACTACTTTCACGCCCTGAATAATAGAATTCATCACGACAATACCAGAAAGGCATATCATTACCTGTTTCATCGATGGGCAAACTCCACAATTTAAATACTGTTGCATTCTGTGTACCATAATCGACACTGACATAGTTTTGCTTGTAAATCGTTTCATGAGGCAAATCAATAACCATAGTGGCTTTATCAAAATTATCGAAGATGATACCTTCAGATAAAACCCAAAGGCCACGAATATAACGGTCATAGAACACCCCTGAATACATTCGCTTATACCTATCAATAACTCTTTCACTTAATGACGGATTATCTTCCATCGTAAAATGAATACGGATAGCATGCTTTTCTGTTAGCTTGTCTAACCATTCAAGTTTGAACCAATGATGAGGTCCAGCAGGGTTGCAGTTGAACCATGATTTAGCGCCATCTACGGATAAACGAGCTGTGGCTTGATTAACAAATGATTGTGGCATAAGAGCCACTTCATCAAAGAAAAAGCCAGCTGCAGTTAAACCTTGCACTAAATCTTGCGAAGCTTCATCTTTACCGCCAAATAAAAAGAAATAATTTGTTTTATTATTTTTAGTTATTTCAAGGATATTGTCTGTTCGATTGTCTTTAACAGCATAGCCACGACCTCTAAGCATCTTTTTTAATGGTCGTATAACGTTACGCCTTAATGAACCAATTGTTTTACCAGCCATTCCGAATTGCTCTTCATCATAGCTTTCCATTGCCCAAAAGATGTAAGACAGCGACATAATGACTGTTTTACCAGCACGAACAGAACCATCACAAATAATAGCCTCTTTGTCTTTATACTTGGGGTGTTTCCACCACGAAAGTACCTGCTTCTGCTTTTTAGAAAATGGTGTGAACTTAAAGACAACAGATGTCTTACGTTTCGATATTGTCATCGTCCCACACCTCGCTATCAGTCACTATATTATTTATAGCATCCATGAAACCATCATCCCCAAGTTCTTCAGGACTAGTGTCCCCATTTTGAATTTTAAGGCGACGGATTTCTGCATCAAGTTTTTCAGTTTGACGTCCAAATAATACTTTTTTATCTTGGCTCAATGACAATTCATTTAATTGCTTGATAGCTCTAGTTAATTGATTGCTAACACGAGTTAAAGCATCTTCAATAGCTAGGATGTCATCTAACTTTCTAAATGTTTTACGAGTGACTTGTACATCTTTTAAAACTTCTCTCTTAACAGCAACCATTTTTCCATCAATTACCGATGGCTCTTTAACTTTCCGAAGTTGCTGCAAACGTTCAACTTCTTCATCGTTTAAGCCTGCCTCTGCATCTTTAATACGTTTAAGCATTCTATATTGGCGAATTTTCAGGATTCTTATTTCTTCATTCAAAATAAAAAAAGGATCATCATTCATATTAGAATAGATGTCCCTTTCTTCGTCAGATAGTAAGTCAGCAAATATTGTCTCATATTCACCTGTTTTTACCGCATTCTTATTTCTTTTTGGTGGCGAGGCACTTTTATTTCCTTTATTACCTATAGCATTTTGATTGCCTTTAGGTGCACCCCTATTTGTAGGTTGCACCTCTTTGGTTGCACCCCCTCTTTCCCATTTATCACGTTTTCTCCATGACTTCAATGTGTTGAGAGGTACAGAAAGCTTTTCGGAAATATCCTTGTATTTCCAACCTTCTTCATAATATTTCTTTGCTTGTTCCTTTTTATCCATCTGACATATAACACCACCTCACAATACTTGTTAAATTGAGTTTTGTTTTACGGAAAAACTTTGACAGAAATATCAACTATTCCTAGTGATTCTAATATAGCCTCAATATCTTTGAATACCCTTATTGGAGAATACATAGGATTTGCAATTATGACTTTCATCACTTCTCTTCTATTTTCATAACTATTTCCTGTTACTACCGATACGATTTGTACAGTGTTTCTATATTTTTCAAATAAATAGTCTTCAAGTTCAGCAACAACATCAATATTTTCTTCATTTTTGTAATATATTTTTAAACGAACACTTTCAGTATTTATGGTATTTATGGTATTCATTTTTTTCTTTTTTATTATGTTACTATCTACCTTGTGAGATACATCGTACATGTTTAATCGTTCATTCATTTCAAGAAGTAGTCCCAGCATCCTTGAATCATTGTCTGTTTTGCCTTTCAAATCATCTGCGAGAGCCTTTCTACCAATTACTCTCGTAACTGGATTATCAGCCATAGAGTCTTCACTAATTTTAGGAATTTTTTTATCCAACTCTTCTATTAAGGCTCCAGTTCCTTCGATACTATCCTCGAAAAATATTGTTCTATCATTTATTAAATCAAATGGAAGTTCTGTTCCACTCTCACAAATCATTATAGTAGGTTTCCCAAAAGAATGTGCTACTGCCGTTTCATACATTACATTAGCGTTCCACCCAGATAAGTTAGATATAACTAAATCAGCTCCAATTATACTTGTGAATACTTGATCTCCAATCGAACCCATAGAATGTATTTCATGGGCTATTATTAACTCGTAATCATATTTTTTCAACACTTTATTTAATACATTTTCTACTATAGCTTTTAGCTTCTTAAATTCATTAGAATTCTTTTCTCCAATTGGCGTTATAAAAAAACATTTTTTTAAATTCGTTTCTTTGATTTCACCCTTATCGGAATTAGCTTTCTTTTCATTCTTTTCTTTTGCCATATTAATCTCCTTTAATACATTTTTATTAAAGTATACGACAAAACCTATAGCTCTTTCAAATGACTTTCAATTTCAATTAAGTCTTTTAGGTCCTTAACTGTATTCAATTTGATATGACCTGCTTTAAAGTTACTTATCCATTGAGCCTTTGCAGCCCTGATAATCTTGTTGTTTTCTTCTGCAATCTTTTGCTTTTCTAAAGCTTGTTGAACTTCATAATCAAATGTTTCCATTGTAGAATACCTCGCACTATTATATAATGCTAAAAGACACAGAACTGGGTTTAAAGCACGCGCGTGTGGTTTCTGTGTCTTCGGGGTATTCGTATCCTGTGGATTGAGGCAAGTGTTAGCGCACTTGTCTCTTTTTTATCGTAAAAAGGAAACAATAGAGATTGTTTTTGGTTTTTGATTAAACTTCTTAGCAATTTCTTTTGATTTTTTGTTGTACGCTTCAATAAATGGTTCGATACGTTCTTTTGCTTCTTCCCTAGTAATTAAGTTACTTCTGTATAAGCTTCTAGCGTTTTCTGCTACGCTTTTTAGTTCTTTATTTGTCATAATCCATCACCTCTTGCAGAGCATAAACGATTGATTTTTATTCGTCCAGTGATTCCAGTACAGTTTCTAGCTCATCATCTAATGTTTCTAGTGCTTCAAAATGCTTACTAATTTTTTGAGGATTTCCTTTGTAGAACACTAAGACATTTTGGTGAATTCTAACTACTTTTCTATTGTTCATTGATTGTCTAGCCCTTAATGCTGCAGAACCAGCAGTGTTCAATAAAATCATGTCATTATAGAAAAATAATCCTTCTTCAGAAAAAGCTTGTTTAGTCAATCCTGTTAAATCTCTATAGAAGCCTTTTTTGTCTCGAACATCTGAAATAGTAACAACAGCAAAGCGATTATCTTTTAGTTTTCTAGCAGAACGTTTTAAAATTTCACTATATACTTCTTCAAACTCTTCATAGGACATATTACTAATGTCTCGTTCATCGTCTGAATAAACTTCAAGGTCTGCATACGGCGGACATGTAAATAACAAGTCTTGGCTTTCATTTTCAATATGTTCATCTATATCTAAGCTATCATCACAAATCCAATTAATATCGCTCAAACCAATTTCTCGAGCATTAGCATAATTTGCGCTTACTTGTTCTGCTCTTAAATCAATACCTGTATAATTATGTCCAAGAACTTTTGCTACTATTCCACGAACAGAACCACCAGCGAATGGATCAAAAATATTGCTTTTTGTTTTTGGGGTAAACCAGCGATAACCCAATTCACAAAGAACTGGATCGAAAATAGAGGTGCCTTCTAGTCCTGGAGCTTGCAAGTTAGCACTAAAAACTAAATTATCTTCTCGGCCAAGTTCACTCTTAATTCCCAATTCTTTCCACTGTTTTTTACGATCTAACCATCTTTTGGTTTTTGTATCTAGGTAGGAAAACGGCGGAAACAAAAAAGAATCAAATAAATTTGAATTCACTGGATTAGCTTTTACTTTATCTGCTAATGTCTCAATTTCATCTAAATCTGATAGTAAATCATCTAATTCGCTTTGACTAAAACCTGTTAGTAGCAATTCATCACTTTCTAAGTCTTCAAGCAATACTGTGAGTTTTTCTTCATCCCACGAACCCTCAAGATTGTTCAAAGCGATATTTAGTATCTTTTCTTTTTTTAATGGTAAATCAACTATTGAAGTCTCAACTTCTTTAAATCCTAAATCTATCGCAACAGCAACTCGTTGATGTCCACCTACCAAACAACCTGTTTGTTGGTTAAAAATAGGAGGGTCAACAAAACCAAATTCTAAAAGAGAGTTTTTTAAGTTTTCGTATTCCGTCATACCTGGTTTCAATTCAATTCTAGGATTATACGGGGCTGGTTTTAAATCAGATAATTTCATTTTCTCAATACGCATATTCTTGCTCCTTAAAAAAATATAAATAAAAAAGGAGCATTAGCTCCCTAAAAACAGTTAACTGTTTCTTCTAAATATTCATTAAATACTTTAACAGCTTCATCTGCAGCGTTAATCATTGCACGTGTATAAGTTTTTACTTTCAACGGGCTACTGAATGGAATCACTCGGCCTGCAGAATATTCACCGTAAAAATATTTGATTTGGATTTCCGGCAATGTTTTTTTATCACTGATTGCTTCAATTCCATTTTCAGTTTCTACTAGACTGTAATTTCCAAATTTAATTAATAATTCCATGTTATCCACTCCTAAATGTTCGGTTTCCTTAACTGAACCCATGATACCCCAATGAAAAATACATTGCCAGGCATCAAACGTACTTTTATAAAAAAGACTGCACTTTTATTGTGCAGTCTAGGGATAGGAGGGAAAATCTTAACCGTCGTCTGATCTTAAAGGTAGTTACATTTGACTTATTGACGACATTTTTTATTTAAGTAGCTATGCTACCTACTGGGGCAATAGGACTCGAACCTATTCCAACGGTTTTGGAGACCGCTACTCTACCGATTAAGCTATGCCCCATTAACACCCACAAATCTGTAGAAAAAAGAGAGAGGAATTACACCTCATTTCTTTTAGTTTGAGAACGTATGATTTGTGAGTGATCATTGCAACTAACATAGCGCTATCTTGACAATTGCTTTCAGCGTACGTCTACGTGTAAGCTTCATGCCAAGTGTATTGCAATATTTGCTACCTATGACTAAACGAGACCAAAAGAACTGGACTTTCCACATCCTTATCTTTATTTTTTTATAGGTAGCATCCAAAGATAAGTAAAACGGAGCTAAGATAGGTAATGCATGCCTTACCTCGTTTCTCCTTATCTTTCGACACTATCATAATAACAACTAAATATTGATAAAAACCGCCAACTTTCCGCCAAAAAACCGCCAAAAATTATTTATATGCAATTATTTTGCCATTTCGATAAGCTTCCGCGAATTCAATCAAAGCTTCTGATTTCATTCTTTGAATACTTCTTTCAGAATATCCAATTTCTCTGGCGATTTTGTAATTAGAGTAATGGTCCTGCACGCAAAAACTGTAGTGAAGAATTTGACGACTTATTATACTTAATGACATCAAAGCCGTTAGGATTGCATCACGCTCTACTTCGACATCAATCATCTGGATCAACGCATCTTCTGCTTTGTTACCATGCTTTATACCTTTGGGCATGTCTGTAATGATTGGCGACCGAACATCTACTAAGGAACGACCAGCTATTCGGTCCAAACGTCTAAAATTTTTCAACACGGCTCTCGCATTGGCTCTAGTCTGACTGAAATCAACTTCTTTTAACAATTGAATCAAGTTAAATCGCTCCTTTTATGTTATAATATCAATGTGGTTGGTCGGAGCGATTCCGACTTTTTTTATTTTTTAGAATTTTGAGTGCCGTTTGCAATTGCTTTTTCTTGCATGCGACGCTTTTTCTTTTTAATTTTTGATTTTTTCTTACCCATCTCACACCTCCATCGTTATTGGTCTACCGTATTTTAAAATTTTCCATTCGCCATTATAGTGTTTGTTATAAAAATCTGCATTACGTTTAGCATCTGATAATGTGTAAAAGGTTCTTCTCAGGTATTCAACATAAACGCCATCGACTTGACGGCCTAAGATATAAACTTCTGGATAACTCATACGCTGGAACCTCCTAAATATAGCCCTAATCCCAAAATAAACGAGCATGAAAGGAAATAAACAAGGTCACTGCTTGTTATGTCATTGCCATACACGAAATAGCTCACGGTTGCTTTGGCTACAAGAATCATTATTGCAATGCCACTAACTTTATTTATTACTCTTTTCCAGTTGCGTTTCATCTATTCACCATCAACTTTCACAGCAAACGGCCAGTAACGTTCATCAATACTCTTAACTCTCTCTTCAGTTAATTTAACTTTCCAATCGCCGTGTTCTGCGTTTGATGCTTGTAATCGTATTTCCTCACTTGTTATATCCTCTGTTAGGTATACATATTTTGTTTCTAACTCAGAAGTATCATCATTCCATTCAGTCAATGGAATCTTCACATAATAAAGTGGCTCTTCCAAGATTTCGTAGCCGTTATTGATAGCATTCATCATTTTTACCTTGTTTTCTGCGCTAACTAGCCAGTTCTCAACTTCATTAGTTATTAACGAGTAGTCTTCATCATAGTAACGCTCTAACTGTCTGCCGATGAACGTCATGAAAACAGCACCAGAATTTAATTTAACATCACTGATTTGTCCTCTTAAACTATCAAGCCAATCAGCCACAAATTTCTCTTCATGTGAAAATATGACTTTTCCCTGTACTTTAAGCTCTTTTACGACCTCAATTGCTGCATTAATACCTTCGTCATAACCTCTTGCCCATTCATCTTCTGCCTCGCATCCTCCGATATCATAGAGCGCTTGAATTAAATCTTCTTTTTCTTGTTCATTCATCGCTGTTCCTCCTAAATCAAGCTACCATCGATTAACAATACTTCGCCGTTTTCTTCAAGATTTTCTAATTGATTGAAAGCTTCTTCTGCGCCAGTCTTGTCACCCTCTTCAGTATGACTTTTAGCAAGCATTTTGAACGCTTCGTATTTATCAATTGTTTTCATATCATCAAAAAATTCTTTTTCGTCTTCTACTTCGCAAACAATATCCTTGTAAAGTTTTAAACATTGTTTTTCATCTTTAGCAGCGATTAATGCAAAATAAGGTTCTTTAATTTCATAAAATTTCATGTGTTTTTCCTCCTCAGTTTTTACTCTAAATAAACGACCTTTACCAGAAAACTCATGCGGATTTCCAAATTCATCTACTATAACAAACGAATTTTCTATATAATCAATTGACTCTACTTCAAACCACACAGGATAGCCAACGGACATATCATGCATCCATACTTCTATTTTTGGAATCATCTTCTTAACTCGCTTTCTTTATTTGATTTTTATTAGTAGACAGGCCGCTTTTCACATGGTTCATTAAAATTCTCTGCGTTTATTTTCCAAAAATCGTTGACAGCTTTTTCATATTGTTCTGTGTTATAAGAATAGTCTTCGCTATCTTTTTGCAGATGAATTAAATTGTTATTGTGATAAATAGCAGCAGAAAGTTTGTTGTATAATGCTTCATGGTCAAGCCACGACCGGCCTATTTCAGTTAATGTGACAGTTGGACCTGTACTTAAACCACTCAAAACTCTGATTTTTTGAGACATCATTTGTAATTCCCATGCACGAATTTTATCTGACTTTCTTATCATCTTCTTCACTCGCTTTCATCCAAAATTGATTGCTTTTAGTGCTTTTTTCTTTCTTAATTGGTTCAGTTTTTGTTTTCAAAATTTTATTTTTTTTAGGCATAACTATTACTTTGCTAACCTCTTTAATAATTCCATCTGTTACAAATGCAGCACTTTCCGCAATCGCCTTTTTTTCAAAAAATTTAGCATCTTTTAGATTTGATACAGGATTCCCATGTTGATCCAAATATGCAGTTACTTTTACAACGTAAGGCATTTTTATATCACCTCTTTTTTTATTAATTCAATCCATTTCTCACTAGCCGTTTCTACCTCGTGAGAGGCTCTCTGATTACGTTTACCTCTCAATTGAACAATATGTCCTTTTTGATATTCCAAGGTGTAAAACGGCGTTTCTGTGTCGTTCTTCTTGCGAACAAATACAATAGTTGTTTGCCCCTTACTGTGACGTTCAATGTAATTGCTGCCACCTACACAATGATGTAAAGCTTTACCTTCTTGGATTATTTCGATAATGTCTCGAGGTATTTTGAATTCATAATTACCAACTACTCTTTCTAGTCTTAATCGTTTGGCCAACGTTTCCTCGTACTCTTGCTGTAATTTTTCATTTGCTTTTCTTTTTTGTTCAATTCTTAATTGGTTCAGCAATTCCACAGCATTATCATGTGCTTTTTTTAAATCCTTAGGAATAATTAAATTAGCATCACCTGTAGGATCTATATTTAAATCTTTTAACATATTCAGATAGTCGAAGTAGTAAAGCATATTGATTTTATTTTTAATAACCCAATTCTGAAATTTAACCATTCCTATACCTTTCGGAATTTTGTTAATGGCATGATAATCCAAGAACTTTTCAATACCAGGTACGACCTTTCCATTCCGGTTTTTTATCCGTTTTTCTAATTCGAATTCATAAAAATCTCGGTTAGAATTTTTGAAAAATTGTTTATTTTCTTTCAGCCATTTCTTATTCAAGGTCCGCATATCTACACCTTTTCTATATGTTCCATTCTGATATGAATACTTCGGATACATCACTTCATCTGCTAGTTTTTTTGCATTTATTTTCTGCAAAAATTCAATTTCAAAGCGATATTGATACCAGTTTCTTAATTCATAAATTTGAATGTCATCATACTTAAACTTTAAATATTTTAATGGCGAAATCTTTTTTACTTTTGTCTCCCAATTATTTTTATAAAAAATTGTTCCATGATAAGGCGAACTCATTCCTCCATAATTTGGAGTAAGTCCAAAAACATATCCTTTACCCCATTTTGTTATCTTTACACATTCATCATTATCGAAAATTTCAAAATTCACCAACGTGCTTTCTAGGCTTTCTTTACCGTCAATAATATCTACCCAATAGCCATAAGACTGAACCTCGATTCGTTTAGAAGTAACAAGTACTATTGCGAATGAATAAAACTTATCTACAAAAGTTAATCTTGAATTTTTTGTTAACCTTTTTTCTATAACATGGCCAAATTTTCTGTCAGAAGATACGATTACTTCATTTTTGTTAGACCACTTATAAATAGGTATTTGTGATTCACACCAGTTAAAAAAACTTTTGGGAGGAATTAATTTCTTCTCAACGTACCAATCAGCATTCTTTTTCATAGAAAATCAAGCAAATCTAATTGCAATCCTTCGTTGATTTTTGGTTTATTGGCTTTTGGTTTTTCTTTAGACTTTTTCTTATCTTTGACAGGTTTATTTTTAGATTTAATTGATGTTGCAACTTGTGACGTTTCTTGTTTAACGTTTGTTTCATCTGATAGGTAATATTCTTTTACCCAATCAAAAACTTCTAAATCGTCTACAATAGCTACCCCTTTCATAGCCATTTCTCGAGCTTTATGTCCACAATAATTTAGAGCATTGCTGATTGATTTACCTTGTTTCAGAACCCCTTTAAATAGTTCTTCATCTTCTTGATCGCATAACCAATTATGAATTTTATCTTCAGCTTTTGTGTGCTCTTTTTCCATTTCTTTAAGCATAATAACTAATGCTTTTTCTTTTACGTCAGTCACTTATTTCCCCTCCAGGAATTCTTTGATTTGTCTGTCTAGTTCTGCTTGCTCATCAGGCGAAAGCTTTTTTTCAGTATTTTTTTTGGGTTCTTTTGCCCACTCTGGTAAATTTTCAACCCTCACATTTTGACGCTGGTAAGTCGCTCTTTGTTGGCCACGTTCCTTTTCATTCTTGATTTCAAATTTTAGTTTTTCAAACTGCGTTCTTAGTTTAGAAGCACTTCTAATGTTTCCAAACCAGAATGAATTTGTCGGTAACCAATCAAGAACATAGTCAATTGCTGCAATAGTTTGTTGATCTCGTTCTTCGATTAATCTGAAAACATCTGCCCATTTTTCAATCTTCACTTTTTTCATTTCACTTGGAAAATCATTGATTAAATTATTTTTTAACTTTTCAGCAAGACGTAAATGTTCGTCAGAATATTTACAAGATGTTTTTGACCTATTCTTTTTATCTTTATCTATATCTATTTCTTTATCTATATCTTTATCTGTACCGTTACAATCCGTTACTGTAACGTTACATGTAACGTTACCACTATTTTTATCCTCTAAAGCCTGTTGTTTCTTGCGTTCTCGATGTTTTCTAACTCGTTCTGCATTTTTCAAACGTACTTTTTCCATGCCTTCAATGTTTTGGTGCTTATCCCAATTTTCAATAGCAATTAATCCATCTTCGTTTAAATCAATCATATTGAATTGCTGTAAAGTCATCAAAGCCAAACGAACAACATTGACAGGCTTAGAAAACAACGTCGCCAACATTTCTTCGGTATAAGGCATGTTCCTCTGAATATAGATCAATCCCTCATCATTGGTTTTGCCAGCCAATACTAGTAATCGAATCCAAATCACTAGTATTGCATCGGCTTCTGGCATAGATTGGATAAGTTTTATCTTTTCATCATCGAACATGGTCGTTTTTAGTTTTATCCAACTGATTTCTGCCATTGTTTAACCCCCTATGTTTAACTTTTTGATGGTATCTTGATTTAATTTAATTCCTTTAACATGATATTTAGCTTTAAATGCTTTTATTCCTATATCGTGTTTTTCTTTATGATGGCAATGACATAAAGATGCAAATGTATATTCTGTATGGTCAACTTTCCTTCTGCTTCTTCGTCCTAACGCTTTATCATAATGATCAATCTCTGCGCTAGTTTTTCCACAAATGCAGCAAACACGCTTAGTAATACATTTATAAAAATAATATTCTTGATTAGCAGGCAAAATATCATACCCATTGCGAAAGGGAATATTATTTTCAAAAATGAAATTCAAGATAATGTTTGCTAATATCGTTGCATCATCCATTGTATTTTCCGAATCGTTTTTAAGGCTTATTTTGTAGCCTTGTAGCGCTTCAAAGCGAAGATAGAACATTTCCTTTAGTACATCTATTTCTTGCCCTGTAGCCACATAAATATCTTCTAACATAGCGAAAATAAACTTACGTTGAGCTATACTAAATTTTCTAGGATCAATAAATCTTATTTCTATTTCACGTGGTCCTGTATAACCGTAGTACATCGTTTTCAAACGTTCTAAATTTATCGCTTCGTTTATTACGGCAGTGATAGAGTTGTCTTTTAAACTCTTAATCACTGCAGAATAAACATTATTTAAATTCATTCGATTGCTTCCACTTCTATTTGGTTGGCCTTCATGAAATTATTTAATGCAACTAATTTTTCATGTGTAGCCGTTACTTGGATTCTGGCTGTTTCTAATTCGGAGCTTTCTTCCTCTTCTTCACAAACGTTTGAAACAATTTCTCCAGTTTCAATATCAATAGTATTTTCTCCTACTTGCTCTAGCCCTCGGGTTTCAGCTACTTTTTCAGTGGCCAACTTTTCAGCTGAAGCTTTATCAATTTCTTTAATAAGTTCTGCCGAAGTTTTTCCTTGCTCAATCAGGGTTAGCCATGAATAAGGTTCTAAGCCTTTTGCTTTGGTATAGCCTTCGATAATAAGTTTGTCATTTTTAATCCGATCTTTTTCCTTGTTTATTTCTGATGCAACAGTTTCAATTTCTTCAATGACTTTTTTCTTTAACTCGCCTTTTTGTGTGAATGACCCTTTATTGGTCCAACTTGATTCAATTTTAATAACATCAGGATGGATATTTTTTGCTGCTGAAATTTCATTGATTTTTGCTTGAACTTTTTCTTTTCTCGCTTCACGGTCATTCTCTTCATAAGATTTAATATTTTTATCAATGATATTTTTTGCCTCTTCTATTTTTTCCTTGAAGGCGTTAATAGTGGTTTCAAAGGTATCTAAAGGTTTATTAAACTCTTTTTTCACTTCGATTCTTTTTTTGTCTAATAATCCAGATACTTTGTTTAAATCCGCTCTTGCTTGTTTAGCATCTGGTAAATTATTTTCATTAAAAATTAGTTTCGAATAATGATTTACTGTTTCATCAACCATTGCACTTAATTGTTTTTCATTATTGATAATAATTTTGCTGGGGCTTACCTCCACAGTTACTTGTAGGTCTGCCATTAATTCATTTGACATATTGAACCTCCATTAATTAAAGACATTGCTTTGTCTTGGCTGTTGTCGTTTATGTTGCATTTCTTTTGCTTGCTGTTCTTGTATAGCATTCATTTTCCAGTTATTAAGCGTTTGAAGTGCTTCATTAAAATATTCTTTAGGGAATACTTCAATAGACGCTACATTAGCCATTTTGGCTAAAGCTTGGGTGTATGCTGACGGCTCATTCCCTGATATTCCTGCAATCATCACAGCTTCGTTTTTAAGTAATGCAAGTTGTTTACCATCAACCATTTCCACATTCATATCTTGTTCATTTTTCGGAACGTCTGGGTCATCTCTTCCGTCATCAATCATCAATAAATCACACAAAGCATATTTTTTAGCATAAGAACTAGCAGAACCAGTTACTTGTGAAGCATCCATTTTGGGCTTATCTTCTGGTTCTCTAGCGTAAGCAACTGCCTTAACTTCATTTTCTCCATCCGTAATTTTCACTATTGCTTCTACATAAAAACGATTTTCCATTCGAATAATATTTTTAGTAGTATGAATATACAGACCATATTCAATACATAGTGGTTTGACTTCACGTAATATACTTTCAGCATTTCTATAATTGAAATTATTAAAATCATTTACTAAATCTTTTTTTACATTTAATCGTTCAATTACTTTTAAAAATTTTTGATAAAACGTTAATTCTGTTTCTTCTGACATTTAACTAGCTCCTTTCAATAATGAAATGACTTGCTCTAGCCCTTCAATTAATTCAACTTGCTTAAAGTAAGCACTTTCGTCTAAACTCTCGAATACTGTTCTAACTTCTTCATCTTCACTGTCCTGGTAAACAGCAACGTGATTATTAGTAGTATCCCTTTCAAAAATAAGCGATCCATAGGGAGAATGATTATCTATCAAGTGTATTCTTCCTAAGTCATCAGTCTTGATTTTCATTGGCCATTTCCTCACTAGCTACTTCTTTTGCCACCTTCATTGACTTTGCTAAACTTTCAAAAAAACCTTCTGGACTACTGAAATCCATCTCCACTTCGTCTAATCGTTTTTTTAGTTTTTCATCAAACTTTCGATATTTTTCTGGATTACAATTTGGGCAATCACAACCTGAATTGGCTTGTACAATTGGTTTAATATGATTTTCAATGAGTTTTATTGCTCCTTTAGCAGAATATCCCATTCCCTTCGGAGTTCCTCCAGCTACTGTTTTTGCATTTACCTTTACTGAATTATCAACATCGTCGTTATTTACTACGCTAATCAAAAAACTGTAACCTTTAGCGGTCATTTCTTTTGTAAATTTTTCAATCATTTGTTGCATTTCATTATTTTGGTTTTCCATGGTATAATTCCCCTATCGATTTATATTTTTGTGACTTTTTGCTTGCCGGCGGAAGTCACTTTTTTGTTTCTCGGATAAATAACGCTTCTGGAAATACTACCTTATTTATCGCAGTGTCTGGATATTTTTCTTTAAGCTTTTGAAATACCAGGGCTTTCGTTTTCTCGACAACATAAATTTTCAAACTATCTTTGCCAACCGCTTGAAACATCTAAACACCCCGCTTTTCTTTCTGCTGCTTAATATAGATATTTCCCTTTTGTTTGTTGTACCATTTGTTAGCATCCACAATTGACTGTTCAAATAGTTGTTTTCGTTTATCACTAAAAGACATCTAAATTCTCCCTTCAAAATTTTTCTTTAATGTTTAATACTTCTAAAAGATTCCTATTAATTGAATAAATAGCATTCTCTGTTAAAATTCGTTGCCAACGCTCGTTGCGTGGCGACCAACGCATGGCTGCTTTTTTTAGTAATGGTTTTACTTCATCTGAAGGCTTTCCATTCGTTGTAACAAAAATTCGGTTATCATCTAAATCCATTCCAATTCCTGAAATTTCATCATGCTTGATTTCCTTATAAAAAGATTGCCAACCTTCTTTTTCAGCTTTTTCTTGACGTTTTTCGTCAATCTTTTGTTGTCGTTCAATCAACACAGGATCAAACATTTTACGAGTATTTTCAATAAATTTCGCATGTTTTCCTTCATCAGAGTAAAGTTCTCGTTCTTTTTCATGGATACGTTCTACTTCTTTTCTCTTTTGACGTGCTGGATAATTAGAGCCACCACAAATCATTATTGATGGAATTTTCACTGATTGAAGAATATCCGTTCTTAAATCAACAACTAATTTGTTGTATTTTACTAATCGTTCATTCAATGCTTGCTCGTTTTCACTTGTTAAGCAGTGTTTGAATCGTTTAACAAATCCTGTCATGTACGTTTTTACTTCACTGTTAAAATCTCTTCCACGATTGAAAGACGTAAGTTCTTCATATCGTTGTCCTACTTCTAAAGGAATTGTGTATATTAAATCGAAATTACCAGATTCTACCGCTTTAAATGTTAATGTCATGTTTTCTAATCTCCCTATATCTTTTTCTGCGCTTTACAGCTTCATCTTCTACAGCTAAATCATACGAAAAAACAAATAATACAAAAGCTAATACACAAACGGATATGCAAAGCTCTACGTATCCCTTACCTAGCAAAAAACTTGCAAGGAAACCAAACGCAACAGCAGAAAAACGTCGTTTGAAAAGTCTATTTTTCATCGTTCTTTATCCTCCTTTATTCTCCTATAAAGTACAGTTAACCCTAACCAGATAACCCCAAAAGATGCGCCATATAAAAATTCTTGGTTTGAAAAAGCTTTAATAATACATAAAAACAAGATGATCGTGTCTAATGTCATTATGAATTTAATCATTTAATTCCACCTAAATGTTTGCCAAGATCATTTTCAATAAAATTAATCATGCCACTAGCTTTAAATAACCATCTATCACTTTGACTAGCGGGATAATAAACCCATCCGCCTTTTTCAATATTTAGCTTATTGATTAAATATGGATTCATTAAAATATTTTTTTTGAGCCATGCTGCAGAACGATTTGTTCTTTCACAAAAGTCTTTCATCGTAAACAATTTCCCTGTAACTATATTGTCTTCTAGCTCTCTTAGTCTTGTTTTTTCTACCATTACAAAATCATCTGGAATTTGTACAGTTATTAAAGCTTCAATCTGTTGCATTCTTTGATAACTCCTTTCTAAGTTGCTTTATTTTTTCATTTGTAACCGATGATGGCTCCCATTCTCTAATAAAATCACAAGCTCTTAAATAATCTTTATCTTTTATCCTACCTCGATGCGGTACATCAAAAACTTCTTTAATGGATTTTCCAATATCAGCAAATAATAATGCTTTAGCCTTTTTATCAATATTCATCATTTTCCACACGGAATATACTTTGCTTCTCACTAATCGATTCAGCGCATTAGCATCTTCTGTACTAATTAGTTTGTTTTCTTCAATGTCTATTAATCGAATATCAATGTCATCTAATCTTTCATTTGTTTCTTCATTAGCTTCAAGCGCTAACTTAGCAAGTTCACGAGATGTTGTTGGGAGTTTGTGTTGCTGGCGCAATTCTTTTTCAACCTGAATAAAATATTTACGTGCTTGTCTACCTTTATCTGTACGTTGAATCATTGAAATTTCTTTAGCCATATCTAAACTAATTACATGATCTTGTAGTTCTTGTTTTGCTTGGGCGTTAAAAACTTTACACCCTACAAAATCAACATTTTCTGTAAATCCATATTTAAGCATTCGAGAAAACCAGTTAGAATATCTTTCAGTTGCACCTAGAAATTCATGTAATTCTCTTCCACTTACTAACTGTTCTTTATTCTCGTTAGTTGTAATTTTAATTAGTTCTTTCACTTAATTCCCTCCTATTGTTCCGTACTTTAAGTACGGTATAGCGTAAATTTTTTTAGATTCTAATCAAATCAGAATCCATCTTAAATACATATGCTATGGCAAAAATTGTCAATGGCTTAATGGGTACCTTTCCATTTTCCCATTCAGAAATTGTCTTTGTTGCAACGCCTAATTTTTGAGCTAACGCTTCTTGAGTGTATCCATTATTTACTCTAACAGCCTTCAGAGATAGTTGTTTATCCCCCATCGAGTCTCACCTCTCTTTCTTGTATGAACATAATATACCGTACTTTAAGTACGGTGTCAATACTTTAAGTAAACTTTTTTAACACAAAGTTATTTACAGAACTTCACTTTAAGTGTAATATGGTTATATAAAAATAAAGGAGTTATATAGTATGAAAAATTTACAAACAGCAAAAAAACAAAGAGAAATACTTGCTAAAAATTTAGAATCATTACTCCGTTTAAAAGGAAAATCTCAAGCTGATGTAATTAGAGAAACAGGAATTCCAGAAGCCACGGTTCGAAGTTGGTTCAATGGCGAAAAATATCCTAGAATAGATAAAATTCAATTGTTGTCAGATTATTTCAATGTTCCAAGATCAAGAATTACAGAAGAACAAGATGATAAATTAAGTAGGATTTCAAGTTTAGTTAAAATACCAATTCTGGGAACTATTACTTGCGGACAACCTATACTGGCCGAAGAAAATTTAGAAGGATACAGAGAAGAAATTGGAGATTTATTGCCAACAGGTCAATTATTTTATTTAAAAACTAAAGGTGATTCTATGCTCCCTACAATTCCTGAAAATAGTTATGTATTAATTAGAAAACAAGAACATGTAGAAGATGGGGAAATTGCTGCTGTGAGAGTTAACGGAGATGAAGAAGCAACTCTTAAAAGGATAAAGCATCAAGGAGATATAACAATGTTGGTTGCAGACAATACAAATTATCCACCATATATAATTACGAAAGAAAATCCTGCAACGATTATCGGTAAAGCTATAAAAGTCAGTTTTGATCTATAAATAAAAAAGCACGCCCACTCCGACCAAGAAGAGACGTGCTAAAAAATATAACCTAAATAGGCTTATTTAATTATGTCTATTTTAACAAATTAGACGAGGTGAAACAATGGCTAGGTATGTAAAACGTGGGAAAGTTTGGCAATACGAAATTTCTTATAAAGAAGATGGAAAATACAAAAAAATGCGGAAAAGTGGTTTTGCTAAAAAATCTGATGCTATAGCTGAAGCTTCTGAAATTGAATCTAAGATGGCGAAAGGATTAAGAGTCACCAACAAAGATATTCAACTAGATGCGCATTTTGAACAATGGATAACAGTTTACAAAAAAGGAAAAGTAACAAACACCACGTATAAAAAATATCTAAACACTTTAATGAATATAAGGAAATATTTCACTTATGCAACTCTTAAAACATTAACAAAAACAAAATATCAAGAGATTTTGAATGAATTTGCAAAAACTCATGCAGATGCAACTGTCGAAAGATTAAATATACACATTAGAGCAAGTCTCGTAAATCCAATAGATGAAGGCATTATACCCTATGACTTCACAAAAGGTGCTGTAATAAAAGGAGAATCTCCTAGTGTGAATGAAACTGATAAATATATAAATTATAATGAATTCAAAGATTTGATGGCATTAGCTAAAAAAAAATTAGATCCACAATTTGCTTCTCGTTTTATGATAGTTATAGCAGGATCTACTGGAATGCGTTTTGCAGAGCTTTTAGGACTAACATGGGAAAATGTGGACTTAGAGAAAGGTACGATTAAAGTTAAACGTGCTTGGGATTATTTAGACACAAATAATTTTTGCCCAACAAAAAATGAACAATCTGTTCGTAATGTACCAATAGATAAACAAACATGCCTCTTAATGAAATGGTTTAAAAAGCAACAAACTAAGTTATTTAAGAAATTGGATATCAAACCAGAACACGATTTTGTTTTTTATAACGCTAAAAGTGGACTAGTATCAAATAATGCAGTGAATAAAAAACTAAAAGAATTGCTGCGACAATTAAATATAGACACGCCGCTAACAATACATGGTTTAAGACATACACACGCTTCAGTTTTAATATATAAAGGCGTGAATATTATGGCCGTTTCAAAACATTTAGGGCATAAAAATTTAGCCGTTACAATGGAAACATATAGCCATTCAATCAAAGAACTTGAAGAAAGAGAAGATATTAAAATAAAAGAAATATTTACAGAACTAAATAAAAGCTAAACCTAATTTGGCACAAAATTGGCACAAAAAAACAGGTAACCCTTAATTATGATAGGTTTACCTGTTAATTTAGATGCCAGCTGCAGGGATCGAACCTGTGACCTACGCGTTACGAGTGCGTTGCTCTACCAACTGAGCTAAGCTGGCCTGAAACAAATCTATTATAGGACTTTCTACTTTATTTGTAAAGTCTGTTTGTTATTTATTTATGCAAAATCTCTTTAAAATAAGCCAAATAGCGACTTTACAAACTTTTTTCTGAAAATGTGGTATAATAGAGATATCAAGAAAGGATGGTTTTTTGTATGTCAAATTTTAATGGTATGGTTACTCCTGTTGTTCCATCGGATGCTGGTAAGGATTTCGCCGTTGACACCCATGTTACTTTTCTTGTTCACGGACAGCCACAAACAGGCGTTGTTACGAAACAATTAAAAAATGCCGCTGTCGTCGAAATTGACGAAACGCAAAAAAACAATCACTTAATGGTGCACAGCAATGGTGTGATTGTTATTAATTACAAACAATTGAAAAAGATTTAATTCTTCAAGCGTGGGAAATTTCCCCCGCTCTTTTTTATGTACAGAATTGGAATACTTTCCAATTCGTCGGAAACTATAATGCTGTAATAAACGCAAAAAAACCAAAAATAATTCCGGGCACATTAGCAAAAATAATGGACTTATCTCGTGTTTCTCCATCGTCTCCATATAACCCATGAATCGTCCAAAAAATACAATTAATCATTGCCACTAATGGTTGCGTCGGATTGCCTTTTTCCCCATGTAAATTTCCATAAATTTGCGGAATATACGAAACATACATCAAAACTGACATCACACTAGCAATCACAGCGATAGCGTGTAAGGCTTTTTTATTCTTTTTCAT